TTCCAAAAAGCTCTTGACAATGCGCATAATGCGTGTTATAATATAATTACAGGAGGTGAAGGAATGAAATTCAGGGAAGTTGAAAAAATAATCCTTGAAGACGGTTGGTATTTCAAGAATGCAAAAGGTTCACACAACCAGTACAAACACCCCACAAAGCCGGGTAAAGTCACAATTCCAAAGCATTGCGGTGACCTTGACCCGAAAACAGTAAAAAGCATAATGGAACAAGCAGGGCTGAAATAAGTCCTGCGAACTTCCGCATTCCGAATGGAGGTATATATGAAACTTATTTATCCCGCTATCTTTGAAAAGCTGGAGGAGCAGGACGGCTACTGTGTAACATTCCCCGACCTTCCCGGCTGCGTAACCCAGGGCGCAAGCCTTCCCGATGCTATCGAAAGCGCACAAGACGCTGCTTCGGGCTGGGTGCTTGACGAGCTTGAAGACGGCAACGCTGCTCCGAAGGCTTCGGAAATCGGCAGCGTGAAATGCAAGGAAGGCTGTTTCGTTAACCTTGTGATGCTCGATATGGACAGCTATGCTGAAAAGTACGGAGAAAAGGCTGTGCGAAAGAACTGCACTATTCCTGCTTGGCTCAACACCGCTGCAGAAAAGAGCAACATCAACTTCTCGGCTGTTCTGCAAAATGCGCTTATAACAGAACTTCATCTTGCTTAAACTCTCCCCCGTTCCGTAAGGTTCGGGGGAGTTTTTTCAATTGAACATCTCGTCCACATCGTCATAGCCTTTGTACTTTTCGGGGAAACGCTTCATGTCCTCGACTTCGTTCAAAGCTTCAAGAGTTTCTGCGTTCGGCTCTTCGGAGTATGCGCCCGACATTCCCTCCAGTATAACCACAAGAGCGTCAAGCTGTTTTTCATCAAGCTTGTCAATAAGGCTGTATGCAAGTTCTTTTGTACTCATAGTTCATTCCTCCTTTGGAATAAGTATGTGTAAAATGGCTTTGTTTTTATTACTTCGGTTATATAATAACACGAATTTTTATGTTTGTCAAGATTTTTTTCTATTAAACATTGACATATTAGATATTTTTCTATATAATATAATTATGACGATAGTCATAATATTTTTGAAAGGGGCTATTTGTATGTTTCGTGAAAAATTAAAAGAATTCTTTGATTGTATTGAAATCTGTATAGAAGAAATGATATACCACGCAAATCCTATAGTACTTAATATACTCGGTGCTATAACCGGGGCGCTTCTTGTTCACTTTTTAATTTTTTAATTTAAAAATTTTTTATGATCATTGCTATCAAATAATCTATTAAAGCTCCGGAAATAAGTCCCGCCAGATAATTTGCTGTCTTGAAATATAAGGAATACTTATGATCTGACAGAAAGGCATTAGCTTTATCCGTGAGCAAATAGTCCCCCGAAAACTCTGTTACAGGAAGTCCCATCACCTTTCTTGTTTTATCGTATTCCGATTCAGTTCTTTCCAGAAAACCATCTTTTACAAGCTCCGCAAGAGCTGTATCCACACCACTCTCCTGCTTGTAAATCTTGATAAGTTTTTCTCTGCTTAATCCTTCGGGATGTTTGCGTATTTTTACCAACAAGGCACGCTGAAAATCATTTACGTTGTATTCGGACATTATTAACCACCTCTATTCCATCACGATACGCCTTCTCGGCTTTCGGGAGAACTTGTTTCGACCATTCGCCTTGCATAGCCGAGAAGCTCTCCTTTTTCACGTTCAGAAACAAGTTTAAAAATTAATAGTAATTCCTGCTCGTCATCGGAAAGCTCCTTTGACGAGCTTTTTTCTTTGCCATAATATAAATAATCAATTGATACAGATAGATAATCGGCTACAGCTCCCAACTTATCACATGACGGACTTTGCTTTGTCCACTTGCCAATTGTTCCATTTCCAAAGCCTAAAATTTCCTCCAGCTTTGTTAAACTAAGCCCTTTTTGCTTTGCTAATGCTCTTATTAAGTCAACATTCACAATAAACACCTCACATATTTGGTTTATATTTATAAAAGTAGAATATTTTCTATAAAACTATTGACTTATAGATTATTTTCTACTATAATTATAATCAAGGTAATAAAAAAAGGCGCAAAAATCCCATAATGTATTCCTTATATCAATATTACCACTTAAAGGCGTAAAAGTCAACAAAAGGAGGCTGAAAATATGAGCGTAGGAAAGAACGTCAAGAAGTATCGTGAGGAAATCGGTCTTAATCAGACCGAGCTTGCCGAAAAGGTAAATATCTCACAGGCTATGATCGCAAGGATAGAAAGCGGCACAAAGCTCCCAAGCGTGGCTATCCTTAAAAATATAGCCGATGTGCTGCACTGCTCTATGGACGAGCTGGTAACTTAAATTTACTCGGCATCAACAAAAAGAAATGAGGTGAAGAGAGATAACCATTTCAAAAGTCGTTGTTATCATTATCACAACGATCATCTGCAGATTGCTCTTTGACAATATCAATGCACTCGTTGTATATTTCCGCTGCCTTGGGGAGCTTGCTTGAAAGGATAAGGCTATAAAGTCCGCTTTCGTTGATAACGGTCATTTCCTGTGTTCCTCCAAGGGTGTCACATTTCGTTACCCCCTTATCTTCATCATCAACATGGTCAATGATTGCTTTGTCCTGTTGGCATATTCCCGTTTTGGGAATCTGCTGATAAGGCTATTGAATTGCTCGATAAATAAGAAAGTGAGGTGAGTGATAATGGTTATCATTGATACCGAAAAAAGAATCTTTAGCATAAACAACGAAGACTTCGGCAGCTTGTGTACCGGAGCAGAAATAAAAATCACTCCCGACAACCCGCCGGAAGTGATCTTGCATCTTGTATCCGATATAAAATTTGAGGCTGATAACTGTGTAATTCAGGACATAAATGGAGCTGCTACCTGCGCAACAGCTGACAGCAAACCTGCTATTGTAGATATGTCTGTCAATTGAGGTCTGATCTTTTCCCACAAAGAATCATTCCTAAACGAATCACAGAGTTTGTGACCTTCGGGTGTAACATCTTTGATAATATAATCAAATTTACCATTGAGATATTTTGTAATTTTACACTCGATCATTTTCTCGGCTGTTAGCTGATGAAGGCTGTATTCAATATCGTCCTGCTTAAAACTTTGGACAAGCGGATATTTCATAAGACCGGGTAATCGCATTGTTTCACCGAAACCGAGATTATTTTCAATAGTCAGGATCACTACTCTGACACAATCAGCATTTATTCGCATATTATCCCTCCTTTCCGCTTTAATTATACAATGCTGCGGAGAGGAAGTCAAGAAAGGAGCGATACCATGAACGAAATAATCGTAGGTCGTCCAATAAACGGCATAACCCTTAACGATCTTGAATACCTGCTTGATGAGAGCGGCGATGAAATCAAGTTCCCTACTGCTGATCACGCAAAACGCTGGCTGAAGCAGGAAGGATACTCAGAACGAGAAATCGGCACAATGAGCTTTATCTATACGAACGAAAGCCGTGAATGCAAGTGCCACCTTTGCGAGAAACGCGGTGACTGTTACATACGGGACAAGTTCCAGCGGCTTCCTCGTGATAAGACAAACGGCTTGGGATTGGGACTCTGCCCGAAGCTTGAATTAAAGGAGGCAAATCTTTTATGACATCAGAAGTTATAAACAAAACCGAGGTCAATGATGAAGTGATAGCGTTTCTCGCTAAAGTACTCGGTCCTCTTATTGAGGAAGAATTCAGAAAGGAAGATGCAAAGGATGTATAAGATCATCATGATCGTTATTGCAGTTGCGCTTATCGGCTGCCTTATCCTGCAGACAGCGGAGAACATTCTGCTCTGCTTCGAGGAGGAAGAAGGCGATGAACAGGACGAGCTGTAAAGGCTGCGGACACTATCGGACATATAGCGGCAACTATACGAAAGGCGAAAGAGGCTGCCACTACTTACTCGATACGGGTGAGCCGAGAGGTTGTCCTGTGGAAAACTGCACAAAAAAGAGCCCTATCGGCGGCAACCGAAACGAGCTCCTAAGAAAAATAACCATAATAATTATAACTGATAAGGAGGCAAATGTCAAGTATGGGTATGAAATATGATTCAAGCATGACACAGTTTCATGATAATATTGTGGCTGCTCTCCGGAGTATGATACACGGCGATGTCGAAAAGGTTGCAGAGCTTACCGCTGAAGGCTCGCCTGTTCCGCTCCGTGAATATCTCAGGGACAATCACGGCAAATGCTTCCACGGTGGGAACAAGTTTGAAGCTATGTCAAGCTGCATGCTTGTCGTGTTCGATCATGCGATAGGCAATAATGGCGAATCAAAGCTCCAGCTGTCATGGTCGCAGGTTGCGACTTTTATTCGCAATAATGCTGCGGAGATCTTCGATAATCATGAAGAAAGTCCAAAGACCTATCTGGATATTTTAAAAGAACATTACCCCAATGTGGATTTTGATGTGCTTTATGACGACTACTGCCCCGGAGATTTTTTTGACGGAGCATTGGACGTCAATTGTAAAGATTGCCCAGATAGTTGCAAAGATTGCTGGAATACGTCTGCAGTTAAAGAGTGGCATGGAACAGTTTATTGCGTTCCCGAAGAGTGGGAAGCTGCCGCTGAGCAGGAAGAAACAACAGAAGATCCCGAGATAAGCGACGAGAAATTCAGCCAAATCAAAGCGGAACTTGAAGAGTTCGTTTCTTCCGTTGATGAAAAGAAGATAGCTTGCCCTCATTGGAGCAAAGGTCATACGCTGAACAACAAAGGTTTCGGTGCCGTGGAATTTGAGTGTGCAAAGCACAAAGAGAGTTTTTTTGAGGAAGGCAAGTTAAAGCATTTTCTTACGACACATTGTTATAATCAGATCTGGTGCCCCTTCTGCGATCATCCGGAAGCTGTGCAGGACAAGCCTTCCGAACCTCCTGCAACCGTTCAGCCCGAACGTGCCGAAGAGATATCGGGGACATTCAATTACGCTGTACTTACTGCGGAGCTTGGCGACTATCTCCGCCGTAAGGAAGAACAGCTCAAAAACGAGTACATGAACTTCACCGCAAACTGCGGAAGGATATTTGCGGAAGCGCAGGAGAAGCTTGCGAAGCACGGTTTCGGCGAAAACAACGGTATGTTTGATAAATGGATCACGGCTATGGGATTCAAAAGAGATACTGTTTATAGAATGATAAATGTATTCAACTTCCGTTCGTCGCAAATTGCGACGAACGAGCAGGCACAGCTTTTTGACAGCCTTTCGAAGTCATTGCAGTATGAAGTTGCAAAGCCTTCCGCTCCTCCCGAGCTTGTCGAGCAGGTCATGAACGGCGATATTACAACGCATAAAGACTACATAGCTATGAAAAAGGAGCTTGAAGCCGCCGAAGAACATAACGCCGTTCTGACCGCAGAAAAGGAGCAGTTCCACAAGGCAAGCAAAGCAAACCTTGAAAAACTCAACGAAGAACGTGAACGCAACTCTGAACTTGAAAAACAGCTTTCTGAGGTAAAAGAAAGCCTTGAAACAAGCGAAGATGATGTTCGTAAGGCAGAAGAACGTGCGGAGTATGCCGAGAACAAGGTTACTGAAATATCTGTGAAAAAACACGAGCTTGAACAGCGTATCAAAGAACTGGAGAACCGTCCTATTGATGTTGCAGCGCCTGATGATGAAGAGATCGAGCGCATTGCTGCAGAGAGGTCGAGAGAGCTGCTCCGTGCGAAGGATATGGAGTGCGACAGGCGGCTTCGTGAGATGCAGAGCGAGGGCAGGGACAAGGACAAGGAGATCTCCGAGCTGAAAGAACGTCTTATGACGATCGGTGAGGATTCTGAGCAGATAGAAAACTTCTTTAAGGATATGTATAACGATGCTTACAGAGCCTTGAAGCGCTGCTTTGAATTCGTTTCGGAAAGCAATTTCACACCGCAGACCGTGAACAAGCTCAGATTAAGGCTGAACAGTTTTTCGGGCGTTGTAAAAGATTTTATTGAAGAAATGGAGTAATATAAATGCTTTTAGAACTTAACGAACGGCAGGCAGAAATAATCATTACTGCGCTGCTCAAAGAGATAGTTGACCTTAAAGGTGAAATAATACTCAAGGAATTCGAAAGTAAGCAGGAGGCTGTAAAAGACAATGAATGATCACGGTTTTGAAACAGCTGTAAAAAGCTATGAATCGCAGTGCAACGATGCCGAGGAACAGCCCTCGGCATACTGCGACTGCTGCGGAAAGCCTATTTATGAGGGCGATACGATATTTAAGATAGGCGGCGACACCTTCGGTGAGTGCTGCTGCGAAAGGACGTGGGCATAATGGCTGATTTTTCAAGCGGTGTTAAAGATTACGTTATCGGCACGGCGAAGGTACAGAATTTCTTCCCGATCGACTTCAAGGGAAATATGGATGTATGCTGCCGCCAATGCCGATTTTATCACATAAGCACTCGAAGGTGCAATCTCAACGGTGAGGTTATCCCCTACCCCGAGAAAAATATCGGACCGTTATGTCCGCTGGAGTTTGAAAGGAACGATGAATAATGGGTATCCCCGTACTTATCATAGGCAAATCGGGAACGGGCAAGACTTCAAGCCTGCGAAACTGCGTGAACAACAGCAGGTTCGGACTTATCAAGGCTATCAACAAGCCTTTGCCGTTCCGAGGAACTATTCCGTCCGTACAGACGGACGATTACAGCAAGATACTTGCTCTGCTTTCAAGAAGCAAGGCTCCGTCAATGATAATTGACGATGCAGGCTATCTTATCACAAACTATTTTATGCGCAACCATTCCAAGCACGCCGCAGGAAATGCCGTTTTCGGCTTATACAATACCCTTGCAGACAACTACTGGAACATGGTGCAGTTCATCATTGAGCAGCTCCCCGAAAACAGGATCGTATATATCATCATGCACGAGGACACGAACGACTTCGGAGAAATAAAACCCAAGACGATAGGAAAGCTGCTTGACGAAAAGATCTGTCTTGAAGGGATGTTCACGATCGTTCTTCGGTGCGTTATCGAGAACGGAAACGAGCACCGCTTCATAACGCAGTACAGCGAAGGAGCAGTAAGCAAGTCGCCAATGGGAATGTTTGAAGAGCTTTCCATTGACAACGACCTGCTCTTCGTTGACAACACCATAAGAGAATATTACAACATTGAAACCAAGGAGAAATTCAGCCATGAACAAACCGAATGATTATGATTCCGTGCAGGAATACACCTACAATACACCGCTTGAACCGGGCGGATATGTCTGCCGTATAATGCAGGTGCAGGAAACCACAGCGCAGAGCAGCGGTGCACCTATGCTCAAGATCGGACTTGAAATTGCCGAGGGTCCTCACAAGGGTTACTTTATGGAAATGTTCAAGAACGATAACCGCCAGGACAAGAAGTGGCCTTGCATTGTAAATCAGCTTGAATTCGATACTTCGGGCGCAACGAACAGAGGGCTTAAAACGTTCAACACCTGCGTTGAGCGTTCCAATCCCGGGTTTAAGGTCGTATGGGGTGACGGCTACGCAGCCTGCTTCAAGGGCAAGCTTATCGGCGGTATTTTCCGCCGTGAGCAGTATCTTGCAAATGACGGCACAAAGAAGTTTTCGACCAAGTGCTTCTCGTTCAGAAGCGTTGAGGAGATACGCAAGGGTGTTCCCGTTCCGAAGGACAAGCTTCTCGATGATACGAGATCCGCTGCATCGGGTTACAGTGCACCTGCAAATACTTATCAGACCTTTCAGCCGACCGCACCGGTTGATCTTAGCGACTTTGAAGAAATCGTTCCGAACAGCGATATACCGTTCTGATGATGCCTTATGGAACTTCGTGACTATCAGATAAAGGCGATAAGCGATGTTCATTCTGCATGGACGCACGGCTACAAACGGCCGTGCGTTGTTATGCCGTGCGGTGCAGGAAAGAGCATAACCGTTGCAGATATGGCAAAGCGGACGACCGACAACAAAAAGCGAGTGTTATTCCTCGTTCATCGTCAGGAGCTGTGCGAACAGATATACAACACCTTTTCAAGCTATGGAGTAGATATGACATTGTGCGAAATAGGTATGGTTCAGACCATTTCACGCAGGCTTGACCGTATGCTTGAGCCTGCGCTTATTATCACCGATGAAAACCACCATTGCCTTGCGGCAAGCTACCGAAAAATATATGACCATTGGAGCAATGTATGCTGCATCGGAGTTACAGCAACGCCGATAAGGCTGAACGGCAGCGGTCTTGGCGAAGTGAACGACTGCCTTATCATCGGACCGACAGTTCGTGAGCTTATCGCTCGGAACTGTCTTTCCGATTTCGACTACTATGCACCGTCCGTTGCCGATCTTTCGGGACTGAAAACCAAGCGGACGGGAGATTTTGACCCGGACGATATTGAAAAGGCTCTCAATAAGCCGCAGATCTACGGCGATGTCATAAGCTATTATCATACTCTTGCAGAGGGACGTCAGGCGGTCTGCTACTGCGCAACTATCGGACACAGCAAAGCAATGGCGGCAGAATTCCGTTCTAACGGCATTTCTGCAGAACACATTGACGGTGATACTCCGAAAGCAGAGCGCAAGGAAATCATACGAAAATTCCGTGACGGTGAGCTGATGATCCTCTGCAATGTTGACCTTATCTCGGAAGGCTTTGATGTTCCCGACTGCTCGGCGGTGATACTTATGCGCCCTACAAAATCATTGACGCTGTATATTCAGCAGGCTATGCGCTGCATGAGGTACAAGCCGGGCAAGCGTGCAGTTATCATTGACCACGTTGGAAATGTTCACCGCTTCGGCCTTCCCGATCATGAGATAGAATGGAGCTTATCCCCTAAGCGCACACCGAAAAAATCCGAGCAGGCAAAGACAGACGAGGATCTGAATATCGTTCAATGTCCGAAATGCTTTTTTACTCATCAGCCTGAGGAAAGCTGCCCTAAATGCGGATATGTTTATCCCGTGAAAGAACGCAGCAGCATCAAGGAATCAAAAGAAGCTCGGCTGGAGCGTATCACCGAAACGGTGCGGCATTATCAGCAGCCTAAAGAGTGCCGAAACCACGAAGAGCTTGTGGCGTTTGCAAAGAACAAGGGTTACAAGCCGGGATGGGTATATTATGCGGCGAAAGAACTGAATCTTTGGCGATAGGAGAACAAAATGACCGAAGAACACATAATTCAGAACAAAATACGTCTTGCGCTTTCCGAGAGCTGCATTGTTTTCAGAGTAAATGTCGGGAGCGGCAGGACATACGACGGACGGCACTTCGATACAGGCGTTCCGAAAGGTTTTTCCGATCTCTTCGGATTTCGCAAGTCGGACGGAAAGGCTTTCTTCATAGAGGTAAAAACGCCGAAGGGAAAGCCAAGCTCCGAGCAGCTCTGTTTTCTTGAACAGATGCGGCAGTATGGTGCTGTTTCGGGTATATGCCGAAGTGCCGAGGACGCTTTGCGACTTTTGGGAGTTGATCCGAATGAATGAAAACGAACTTCTCGCCTATCTTGAAAAGGCGGCATACAACCGCCCCGAGGTCATTCCTGCGGAGATAACACGGAACGATGCTTTTCATTACCGTGTGTACTTCCGATTTATGGCGACGATCTATGCCTTATACCGCAGCAAGGTCTATACAAAGGAACAGCTTACCGACATAAAGGCGGCTTTCATCAAGGATTGGAACAGCTTTGCGGTGATCTCCAAGGCAAATATAAAAACTATTCGGGAGATGCAGAAGCTTGAAACGGCTTTATATGACTGTCGGAAGAATTCCGAAAGCTGTGAATGCTGCGATCGCATTTCCCATATCATCGGCGCAGAAACGCAGCCGAATGAACCTGACATACAGATATTGGGGGTGAATGAGTGAATTTTGAGGATATATTATCACATTTCCGCAGCGTGAGCGGAAACGGCGGTCAATACCGTGCGGACTGCCCTGCCTGCGGAGATACCAAGCAGCACCTTTACATAAAGCAGGAAGGCGGAAAAGTGCTTTTTGACTGTAAGAAGGGCTGCACCTTTTCGGACATCATTCATGCGGCAGGTCTTTCCGAATCGGACTGTTTTCCCGAAAAGGAACAGAAAAGCAAATGGACGCTGCTGCGTGAGCATATTTACACCGATGAAAAGGGCGCAAGCATTGCAAAAAAGCAGATATATGACAAAGGCGACGGCAAGACCGCTATCTGGTATCGGCTTGAACGGGGGCAATACATAAAGGGTCTGAACGGCACGAAGCTTCCGCTGTATCATCTGCACAAGCTTGTTTCATCCACTTCCGAAACTATTGTTGTAGTCGAGGGCGAAAAGGACGTTGAAACGGCTGAAAAGATGGGATTCACGGCTACGACCTCACCGAACGGCGCAGGTGCAAAATGGCGTGATGAATACTGTTCGTATTTTTCGGGAAAGAATGTCTGCATCATTATGGACAACGACGAACCGGGAGAAGGCTACGGCTACGGAGCGGCTGCAAAGATACGAAAATACGCAAAGGCTGTAAAGCTTATCCGCAGCGCCGATATTTATCCCTCTTTAAAGCCTAAAGGCGATATTTCCGATATTGCTGCCGAAATAGGCATAGAGGAAACCAAGCGTTTGATAATGGAGGCTGCCGCCAAGACGGACAAGTACGTTCCCCCTGCTCCGCAGACGGCTGAAAACATCAACCGAGAGCTTGAGAGCAATACTCCCGTTAATGACCTCATAGCCGAACGGCTTGCAAAGCTTCGTGCGGACGAACGCTTTTCCTGCAATGACAAAGGAAACGGTCAGCTTTTTGCGGAAGTGTTCAAGGACGTTTGCAGGTACAATGTCACGGCAAAGGAATGGTATGTTTACCGTGACGGTTACTGGCAGGCGGACACGGGCGGAATGATCGCAATGCGCTATGCAAAGGAGCTGCATACGGCTCTTGTGCATTACGGCACAAATATCACGGACGAGAGCCGACAAAAGGTCTATCTTGAAAATGTGGCAAAGCTTGCGCAGCGCCGCTATCGTGAAACTATGCTGAAGGATGCGCAGGACGGTTATTTCATAAAATCCGAGGACTTCGACCGAAACGAATGGCTGTTCAACTGCGTCAACGGTACATACGATCTTCGGCAGGGATATTTCCGTGCGCACAATCCGAAGGATCTTATCAGCAAGATCTCAAACGTTGTTTATGATGAAAATGCAAGCTCCGCCGAGTTTGAGAAGTTCATCGGCACGGTAATGTGCGGCAGTACAGCAAAGATACGCTATCTGCAGAAGGCGTTCGGGTACAGTCTTACGGGCGATACCTCGCAGGAATGTTTCTTCATTCTCTACGGTGCGACTTCACGAAACGGCAAGGGAACGCTTATGGAAACTATGTCGTATATGATGGGCAACGAACGGGGCTATGCAATGGCGGCGGCTCCCGAAACATTCGCAGGAAAGCAGAACAAGGACAGCCGCCAGGCTTCGGGAGATATTGCAAGGCTCAAGGGCGTTCGCTTTCTGAACAGCTCCGAGCCGTCAAAAAAGATGGTCTTCGATGCGGCGCTGCTTAAAACGCTCACGGGGCGTGACACTATAACCGCACGGCATCTTCACGAGCGTGAGTTTCAGTTCGTGCCGTCGTTCAAGCTGTTCATCAACACGAACTACCTTCCGCACGTTAATGATGACACGCTTTTTGCATCGGACCGTGTAAATGTCATTACCTTCGACAAGCATTTCTGTGATGATGAGCGTGATCTGGAGCTGAAAGAAAAGCTGAAAACGCAGGAAAACATTTCGGGACTGTTCAACTGGTGCCTGGAGGGGTTAAAGCTCTACAAGGCGGAAGGTCTGAAACGCCCCGAAGAGGTCGCATCGGCAACGGCGGAATATCAGAATTCGAGTGACAGGCAAACTATGTTTATGAACGAATGTCTGATTGAAGCCGAAGGAGCTGTTTGCAAATCAAGCGACGTTTTCAACGTTTACCGTTCTTGGTGTCAGGCTAATGGGTATTATCCCGAAAACAAATCTAATTTTATGGCAGGATTCAGAAGCAAAAATTTACTGCATGATACCGGCAGAATAAACGGTAACACATATCATAATGTAATTTTCGGATATAAAATAGACCCGGACTATTATGCAGATCCGACTTCGGAATCGGAACAGCAATGGGAAGATGTTCCACTTTAATCTGTGGAAATTTATTCCAAATGCAAAAATGCAAAATTAATGTTAGAGTTCTATATATCAGATATAGAGAGCTTACATAAAAATTGCATTTTTTGCATTTTGGCAAAATTTGTTATAAATTAGGAGGGCTAAAAATGCGTGAAATGATATATCAGAGAGATAGGCTTGAACCACCCGAAAGAATTGCTGACGGCAGATATAAAGGATTTGACTTTTATGTTATCAGCTTGGGCACTCACCCTTGCGCTTACATAGATGTTTCCGATACAACTCTATCGGGTGAAGAATATTCGAATATTGATATTATTTGTCATGGCGGATTGACATACTCTGATTCAATTCTTACGACAGTTGATAAAAACGGATGGTTTATTGGTTGGGATTATGCTCATTATACCGATTATTTCGGTGGATATTTTGATTCTTTTACGGGCTGTAAAAAATGGACTACTGAGGAAATTGTCGACGAGTGCAAAAAGGTTATCGAACAACTAATTGAACTTTTGAAAGGCGGTGCTGACAATGACCGATAACGAAAAATGGATTGAAGAAATATCAGGTATGGTATTTGACGTAAATCCTGCTGAAATTGCTTCTCACATTGAAAATGGAACACTGAAAGAATGGTGTTTGAGCTGGCAGAACGCAATGAATATGCTAATTATAACAGCGCCGTTAGATTATTCGAAGGAGCGTGAAGAAAATGTCTGAAATCAAATTAAATCCTTGCCCGTTCTGCGACAATCCGGAATGCCACATAACCAAAGAACAAGTATTAAAAAGAGGTCCGATAATTGAACAAAATGCTGATTTGATTATGAGGGACGAACACGATGGAAAACCAAGAACCTATGCTTTTAAAGGCGTGCCTGCTTACGATAGTTTGAGTGCGCTCATTCCAGATGAAGAGGACGAAAACCCTCATGCATATATCCGCTTCCGTTATGACGAGGACGAGGATTATGAGGATGGTTGGGAGTGTTACGATATTGCTGACCCCTTAGCATATCCGACTGAAGCAGAAATATTAAAAAAGCTTGGTGAACAGGAGGTCTGACAATGGCTGAAAAAGAATACATAGAGCGTGAAAAGCTGAACGATATGCTTGAAGATTTTTGTGTGAATGAGAGTTTTTATGATGCTTTGCAAACTATCCCTGCCGCCGACGTTGCGCCTGTTCGTCACGGGCATTGGACAAAGTCAAAATGTAGTGTTTGTGGAGATTATGAATTCCGATGTTCTTCCTGTGGAGAAACATTTTGGGAAGGCGACAACTATGCTACACGAGCACATTTCTGCTCCAACTGCGGGGCAAAGATGGACGAACAGTAACAATTTTAGACACGACCTAAGGAGGGAGAGAATGACGACGCAGGAAGTCAAGGAGATACTGAACGAAGCGAGGAAGGCAGGCATCAGATATATCAAAGCAAGAAACAGATACAGAGAGCTTGAACGCAAGCTCACGGGTGGAAAATCTGTCCGCTTCAACAGCACGGGTGCTCAATATGAGCATAACGGAAACGCTGTTGAGAACGCTTACTGCGAGCTGTCCGACCGTGAGGATAAAATGAACAGCTGTAGAGAGGATTTGTCAAGGCCTTATCGCACGGCAGGCAGGCTTATCTATCTTGTGGAAGACGCTAAAAAGCGGCAAGTCCTCAATATGTATTATCTCTACTGCAAGTCATGGGAGCAGATCGCGGAGGAGCTGAACGTCAGCGTTCGGCAAGTACATAGGCTTCACGGATATGCTTTTAAAGAAATTTCCCGAAAGGCTTGACATGTCACTATGTTTGTGCTAAAATTGATATAATGAAGTTTTTATATCCGTTTACAGATTCTGCTGTAAGCGGATTTTTTTATACCTAAATTATGGCAGGATGAGAAAATGCAAAATAAATTCAGATATGAAAATCTTGAAAAGTTCATTCCCGAAACGGCAGGAAAATATGATATTCCTGTTATATCCGCAAACAATGCTGCTTATTCAGAATTTATTGGATTTAATTATGCCAAGTCGTGCAAGGACAGGCATAACAAGGCTGTACATTTTTTCCTTGATGATTATCAATTCGCAAGGGTATGGAACCGCCCCGAAGATTACATACGACTGCTTTCGGAATTTTCGTGTGTGCTTTCGCCCGATTTTTCGCTTTATACCGATTTCCCGGTTGCGATGCAAATATATAATCATTACAGCAAGCATTGGCTCGGAGCGTACTGGCAGGCTTGCGGAATAACCGTTATTCCTACTATATGCTGGTCGGACGAAAAATCTTTTGAATGGTGCTTTGACGGCGAGCCTTCGGGCGGGACTGTTGCTGTTTCATCGGTGGGAACGCAGAAGAGCAGCGAAACAAAGCGGGCTTTTCTTCTCGGATATGATGCCATGCTTGAAAGGCTTTCGCCTTCAAAAATAATCTTTTACGGCAACATTCCCGAGGAGTGCAGAGGGAATATCGTTCATATAAAATCATTTCAGGATAAATTCAGGGAGGCTAAGGTTTATGGGTGGTAGAGGCGGAGCAAGCGGTGTTGGAAGTTCAAATTCATCGTATAATGTTCCAATAGGCAAAAAAGTTGATTTTTACAAGGCACTTAACGGTGGAAATGGAAAAATCAAATATACAAAAATAACCGGAGAAACATTTACCAGCAATGGACGTACATTCGGAATCGAAAAATCGAACGGATTGTTTTCGGTTACTGATACAAAAACCGGATTGATGGTAAGTGACTATAATCGGACAAGATCGGCAGCTATAAAATCTGTTTCAGACTTTAATTCACGCCTTGCAAAAGTTGATAAAAATTTTCTTAAATCTCACGAAAAAGCAATGCAGGCTCATTATTCAAAAATCAAAAAGAAGTAACCGAGGTGGTATAATGGGTGGTCGAGGTTCTTCAAGCGGTGTGAGCGATAAGGGTAAGCCTTACGGGAGTGAGTACACAACTGTAATGAAACCACACACACATCATGGTTATTTTCACAATGAAAATGACAGCAAAAAGGGAGCAGCAAATCTTACAGTCAAAGAACGAAAAATGGTTGACAGAATTAATAATTTGTGGTATAATCGCAAGTAACAAGTTGTCGTATAGGTGGAGTACGCTTCCATCGTGTTGAGGCTCCGGTTCAAATCCGGGCGCTTGTTACCGTCTGAGAGATCAGGCGGTTTTTTTATGCCTAAAATCATACGCCCCGCAGATTTGACGAGAGGAGGGATGATCACGGGAAAGACCAACAAGCTTAAATATCAGACCGCCGAGGAGATGTCCGAAGCTATTGAAAAATACTTCAAGGACTGCGAGGGGCATGCTCTGACGGGCGATGACGGCAAGCCGATATATGACAAATACGGCGTTCCCGTGATAGTCGGCGCACATCCTCCGACCGTAACAGGGCTTGCTCTTGCGCTCGGGTTCAAGACAAGGCAGTCGCTGCTTAATTATCAGGCACGCACAAAGGCTTTCAACGACATTATCACCGTTGCAAAATCACGCTGCGAGGAATATGCGGAAAGCCGTTTATACGACCGTGACGGAGTTAACGGTGCGAAGTTCTCGCTGATGAACAACTTCAAGGGGTGGAGGGAGAAGCCTGCGGAAGAAGATTCGACTGAAACCGTTGTAAGGATCGTGGACGATATATGACAAAAGATATTAATTTAAGCGCAGTCATTCCCCCACACTTCTACGAAGCGCACAGGCTTATCCGTGATCACGTTTACACCGAATACACCTTTCCGGGCGGAAGAGGTTCTTGTAAATCCTCGTTCGTGAGCGAAGAAATTCCGCTGCTTATGAAGCGCAATCCCGATATGCACTGCCTTGTACTGCGCAAATACGGCAACACGCTCAAAGACAGCGTTTACAATCAGCTTTTATGGGCAATTGAGATGCTCGGCTTATCCTCGGAGTTCAAGGCGACTGTTTCTCCGATGCAGATCATATACAAGCCTACGGGGCAGACGATATTCTTCCGAGGTCTGGACGACCCTCTCAAGGTTAAGTCGATAAAGCCGAAGTTCGGATATATCGGGATTTTGTGGTTCGAGGAGCTTGACCAGTTCGCAGGTGATGAGGAGATACGTTCCGTTGAACAGTCGGCGGCGAGAGGCGGCAGCAAGTTCTATGTTTTCAAGTCGTTCAATCCGCCTATCACGGTGAACAACTGGGCGAACAAGTATGTGCTTGAAGAACGTGAAAGCCGTATCGTCATAAAGTCCGATTATCGTTCCGTTCCTGCCGAATGGCTCGGGGAAAAGTTCCTTGACGATGCGGAGCAGCTCAAACGCATGAACGAACGGGCATATCAGCACGAATATCTCGGGATCCCGACGGGAACGGGCGGAAATGTTTTCGAAAACGTAACCGTCCGAAAGATAACCGAGGAAGAGCGTCAGAGCTTCGACCGAATATACATGGGTATCGACTGGGGCTGGTACCCCGACCCGTTCGCCTGGGTGAAGATGCACTTCGATGCTGCACGGCGGACGCTGTATATCTTCGATGAATACCGATGCAACAAGCAGGGCAACCGTGAAACGGCTGATTTCCTTATGAAGAATAAGGGCGTGACCTCTTCCGACCTTATCACAGCCGACAGCGCAGAGCCGAAGTCCGTCGGAGATTACCGCAGCTACGGTTTAGCCTGCAGAGCGGTCGAAAAAGGTCCCGGTTCAGTCGATTACTCTATGAAGTGGCTGCAGTCCTTGAACGAGATAGTTATTGATGAAAGCTGCAAGGGTACAGCAAAGGAATTCACCGAATACGAATACGAACGCACCAAAGACGGCGAAATAATCAGCGGCTACCCCGACAGGGACAACCACAGTATTGACGCCGTGCGATACGGAACTTATCCCATTTGGCGAAAGAGAGGCAAGTAATGAACATTCTTTCAGCGTTAAAAGAGGTGATCTCAAAATTGTTTGACAAAAAAACCGTTTCCGAAAAGCTCGGCGTAAGCATAGCAATGTCGCAGGATATGACTAATGCGATCCGCTTATGGTCCGATCTGTACGAAGGAAAGGCTTCGTGGCTCAATAACGATGTCCGCAGTAAGCGTCTTGCTTACGCTGTCACGCACGAAATGGCGCGGCTTGTTACGCTTGAAATGTCCTCGGAGATAAGCGGCGGCAAGAGAGCGGAGTTTCTTTCACCGTTTTACAGCAAGCTTATCGCAGATGCGCCCGTATTTGTTGAAAAGGCTTGTGCTATGGGCGGAATAATGCTGAAACCGTATCTTACACCGAGCGGAATTGCAACGGCGTATATACAGGCTGACAGCTTCTTCCCTACTGCGTTTGACAGCAGCGGAAACATCACAGGCTGCATTTTCACCGAGCGGAAGATAGTCGGCAAGCAGTATTACACTCGACTTGAATATCACAGCTTTACTCCTGCCGATTACACAGTCATAAACAGAGCGTATGTCAGCGATAAAGCTTCCGAGCTTGGACGAAGCATATCGCTTTCCAACATTCCCGAATGGACACAGCTGCAGGAAGAAACGAACTTCACGGCAAACCGTCCGCTGTTTTCATATTTCAAAATGCCCGGGGCGAACCGCATTGACAGCAGCTCACCTCTGGGCGTTTCAATTTTCTCCGATGCGGTCGGCGCAATGGAGGACGCAGACAAGCAGTATTCACGCTTGCTTTGGGAGTTTGAAGGCTCGGAGCTTGCGGTTTTTGCAGATGAAACTGCTCTTGAACACAAGGACGGTAAGGTCAGCGCACCGAAGCTCAACAAGCGGCTTATGCGAGGACTTGACCAGGAGAATTTATACGAGGTCTTTTCCCCGAATATACGAGAGCAGTCGCTTCTCAATGGCTTGGACGCTATCCTGCGTGATGTGGAATACCTTTCGGGTCTTGCGTACGGCACGCTTTCCAAGCAGACGGACACAGCGAAGACTGCGACCGAGATCAAGGCCTCCCGTCAGCGTTCCTACTGCACAGTACACGCTATACAGACGGCTCTCCAAAACGCACTTACCGACTATATCGGAGTGCTTGACGATCTTTGCACGCTGTATAACCTTGCGCCTGCGGACAAGCTTGAAGCGTCGTTCGATTTTGACGACAGCCTTGTCACCGATGCGGAAACACAGCAGAAAATATGGCTGCAGGAAGTTGCGGCAGGTCTTATGCAGCCTTATGAATACCGTATGCGCCAGTACGGCGAAACGGAGGAACAGGCGAAGAAGATGCTGCCTGCTGCGTTTGAGGGCGAAGAGTAATGCCGCCGCTCACTCCCGAACAGCTTGCAGAAGCTTCGGCACGGCTTGACGGTCTTACACAGAAGCTTGAAAAGACTATCCTTGACGATATCTGCCGCAGGATAGCAAAGGCAGGGACTGTGACCGACACAGCACAATGGCAGATGCTTCGGCTAAAGGAAATGGGCTATGCGAACGACATCATCGAGCAGGCTGTTTCCGATTACACGAAGAAATCCGCTGCAGAAGTGCAGCAGCTCTTTCACGAAGCGGCGCAGGTTTCGGACATTTTCTACTCCGAGATGTACACGCAGAGCGGAAAGCCTTTTGTTCCCGTTGAAGATAACCCTTATATGCAGCAGCTTATCACGGCGGCGGTAGACCAGACCAAGAACGAGCTTGTCAATCTTACACGCTCGATGGGATTCTCGGTCAGGAATCCTGACGGAACGGAATCTTTTAAGCCTGCCGCAAAAGCATATCAGAGTGCGCTCGACCTTGCGCAGATGCAGGTCGCAACGGGTACGTTTGATTACACAACGGCTATCAGAAACAGCGTTAAGGCACTCACAGACGGCGGCTTGCAGTTCGTTGACTATGCAAGCGGACACCGCAACAGAGCCGATGTAGCGGCACGCAGAGCCATTCTCACGGGGCTTTCGCAGATGACGGGAAAGGTCGCCAAGAGAAACGCAGACGAGCTTGAAACGGACATTGTAGAAGTCACGGCTCACGCAGGCGCACGACCCGACCACGCCGAATGGCAGGGTCGCAGGTATTCTCTTTCGGGAAAGTCAAAGGAATATCGCTCGCTTGAAGAAGCGACAGGCTACGGCACGGGTGACGGTCTGAAAGGCTGGAACTGCCGACACGATTTTTACCCCGTTATCCCGGGCATTTCTCCGCCTGCATACACCGAAGAACAGCTTGCGAACATCGACCCACCGCCGATTGAGTACAATGGCAAGACGCTGACCTATTACGAATGCACGCAGAAGCAGAGGGTAATGGAAACTGCTATGCGGAAAACCAAGCGTGAAATTATCGCTGCGAAGGCTTCGGGCGATGATGATATGTTCACGGCAAAGTCGATACGTCTGCGCAGGCAGAAAGAGGAATATGCGAAGTTCTCGGACAAGGCAGGGTTGCTCACGCAGAACGAGCGCACTCAGGTTTATGGGTTCGACAAGAGTATTTCTGCAAAGGCGGCTTGGGCGGTGAGAAAAAATGCTAAAACGCTTGACAATGGCGGTGGAAGTGGTATAATAGAAGAAACAAAGAAAAATATAACCAAATACATTGGTCAGCCTATTACTCAAACTGACAATCAACATATCCGAGAATGGTATTATGCCAATGTATCTGATATTCAGAATCAGATAAATCCTAATCTTCCGCTTGATGAACAAGCAAAGCAAGCTTTTGAATTGAGAAATAAGTATAAACACCAAGCACGAGCGGCAATGACAGACACTAAAACAGCAGAAATGCTTGAAAAGAAACGCCCTGCACCAACGTTTGATGAATTGGTGGAGGACAAAATGAAACGCAAAGGCATGACAAGAGAAGAAGCAATTAAGGATATTCTGAAAACAGCATCAAAAACAAATGAAGATGTAAATAAAGAGTTTGGTTTGTGAGGTGAAGTCGATGTTTGAGTATAATGTTTTTCCTAATAACAGTACTTTTGAATTTGAAAAAGCTTGCCAAAAGATAGAGCATATATTTCCAAAGGCTGATAAAAAGGACATTCTCATTGACGTTGACGGAACAAAAATTCAGACCTATACTTATAACGGAAAAGATATTGACGTATATGACGATTACGATGTTGGTGCAGTATTTATAAAATCCGAAATGGAGCTTAATTCAATATTTTCATAAACCGTCCCGAGATATCGAGGCGGTTTTTCTATGCCCTGATGAAAGGAAATGATACTATGACAACCGAAAAATTCAACGAAATAATTCACGAACAGATAAGCCGATGCGAAGCTACCCTCTGCAAAAAGGCTGACGAATACGCAACGGAAGACAGGCTCCACAACTTCAAGCAGGCGGCGGCTTTACAGAAATGCAAGCCCGAAACTGCTCTTGCAGGAATGATGTGCAAGCACACGGTATCGGTCTATGATATGCTCAAAGGCATTGAAAACGGCAAGGAATACCCGTTGGAGATGTGGGACGAGAAGATCGGCGACAGTATCAATTATCTGCTGCTTCTGTCGGCTATGGTGAGGGAAAAAGACAGTATGTGGCGTAAATAAGTAGTTAGAACTTATATCAACAGTCGCCAAAAATAAATCAACTTTGTTTGCAAACTCGGTTGATATATCAACTGATACATCAACTGCGGTTGCTATCTCGTGAAAATCTTGTTGTTTTCACGAGATAATCGAAAGTTAATATGTTCCCAAGCGTTTTGCAGTCAACTGCAAGGCGCATTTTTTATGCCAAAACGAAAGGAGGCATTCCCGATGAAAACTCGTTCAGACGTAAAGAAACCAATCTGAAAGGAGCGTGATCCGAATATCTCGTGAGGTTGTGGACGTTATCACAGCCGCTTGTGCCCGGAACGGCGTAAAACTATCAATTCTTGGGAAGCGACCCCGTAAAAAGCGTAAGGAGATGTTTTTATGACAAGAGAATTTCTAAAATCACTCGGCATTGAGGACAAGGCCGTTATCGACAGCATTATGGGCGAGAACGGAAAGGACATCAACGCCGAAAAAACCAAGTTCGGCGACTATGAAACGCTGAAAACACAGCTTTCCGATGCCAACAAGAAGATCGAGGAGTTCGGCAAGCTCGACTTTGACGGCGTGAAGGCTATGGCTGACGACTACAAGGCAAAATTCGAGCAGGCACAGGCTGACGGCAAGAAACAGCTTGATGAGCTGCGGTTCAACCACGCTCTTGACAGCGCTCTCGGGGGCGCAAAGGCGAAGAACATCAAGGCTGTAAAGGCTCTGCTCGAAACAGACAAGCTCAAGCTCAACAAGGACGGCTCTCTGACGGGTCTTTCCGAACAGCTTGACAAGATCAAAAGTGAAAATGACTATCTTTTTGAAATGGAGAATTCCCCTTCCCCTGCTCCGCATTTCCTCGGCGGCTCGCACGGTGCACCGTCAAGTGCTGACGATGATGCGGTAAGGGCGATAATGGGACTTCCGCCGATTTCAAAGTAATAACAAGGAGGAACAAATTTTTATGGCAAATTCAATCGCACTTTTCAAGAAGTACATCGACCTGCTTGACGAGGTCTACAAGGCTTCGGCAAAGACTTCCGTTCTCGACATTGACGGCGCACTCGTTCAGGCAGGCGCAAATGCAAACGAGATCATTATCCCGAAGATCTCAATGGACGGTCTTGCTGATTACAGCCGCAACAGCGGTTATGTGGACGGTGATGTAACACTCACAAACGAAACCGTCAAGTTCAACTACGACAGAGGCAGAAGGTTCACGGTTGACGCTATGGACAACGAGGAATCTGCAGGCGTAGCTTTCGGCAAGCTCTCGGGCGAATTTATCAGAACAAAGGTCGTTCCCGAAATGGACGCTGTCCGCTTTGCTTCTTACGCAGGTATCAGCGGAATCGGCTCGGCTGAGGGCAATCTCACTTCCGGTGAAAGCGTTCTTGCTGCTATCAACACCGCAAATACTGCACTTGACGAGGCAGAAGTGCCTGCGAACGGCAGATATCTCTTTATCACGCCTACACTTTACAACCTTGCCGAAAATGTGGACACATACAAGTCCAAGGCTATGATGTCAAAATTCGCAAGTGTTATTGATGTTCCGCAGGCACGCTTCTACACAGCTATTGACCTTTACGACGGCACTTCCTCGGGAGAAACCGCAGGCGGCTATGTGAAGGACGCTTCGGGCAAGAACATCAACTTTATGATCATCCACAAGGACGCTGTTATCCAGTTCGGCAAGCACACCGTAAACAAGATCTTCACGCCCGAAGAGAACCAGAACAGCGACGGATATATTTTCTGCTACCGTGCTTACGGCCTTACAGACGCTTATGAAAACAAGGCTGCAGGAATCTATCTCCACGCATCAACGACTTGATAGGAGGAAAGCATGAAAGTTATCGGACTTACAACACCAAAGGCTCCCGAGCCGAAGAAGCCTGCAGACAAGCAGGATAAGCAGGATAAGCCAAAGAAGGCAGATGATGCGGAATGACAGCTTATGCTGATTACGCATTTTACGCCGAAACTTATCTCGGCAGGACTATCCCCAACGAAAAGGACTTTGCTTATTATGCGCTGAGAGCCTCGGAAATCATCGACAGCAAGACTTTCGGGAGAATAGATGAAATTACCCCTGCGGTCAAAATGGCTTGCTGTGCAGCGGCTGATGAGCTGTACAGCGATGCTTCGGCAAGAGCAAAAGCCGCAGGCGGCATTTCTTCCGAAAGCGTTGACGGTTATTCCGTTTCTTACCGTGCATACAATGCCGAATCCGAAAAAGCAGCCGAAAAACGTGTTAATGCCGCAATCAAGCGGTATTTAGGAAGCACAGGCTTAATGTATAGGGGGAACGGCTGATGATAACCAACGCAAGCTGCACCCTATACAACACGCTCGAAGACGGCACATACAAGCGGACATATCTTCCTGCGGTGTTCTGGCGTGATGTCAAAGCCGAGGAGATAAAGAAATACGGTGCCGAAAATGCTTCAAGCGTTTCGGTGATGATCTTCGCCGATCAGCTTCACGATTACGTTTCCCCTGCCAATTTTTCGGGCGAAGGCTGGACGGCGGACACACAGAGCGATACATACATCGTCAAGGGTGAATGCAACATTGACGTATCGGACGGTATCTCCGTGCTTTATGAAAACTGCCGTGATGTTTACAAGGTCAGCTCGGCGGTCGAGAATCTCTACGGCAGTCCCGAGCTTTGGCACGTCAGAATTGAGGGAAAATAAATGTTTACGATAAAATCAACGGAACAGCTGCTCCGTGAGCGTGGCATTGAAAAGGGCGGAAAGGTGCAGAAATTCATCGACAGCGAGGTTATCCGCTGCATGGATCCTTTCACGCCTTTTCGCAATGGTTATCTGAAAAAATCCGCAACGCTCGGAACGGTCATCGGCTCGGGACTGATAAAGTATGTCGCTTCCTACGCTCGCAGGAACTACTACGAAAACGCAGGCAGAGGCACGGAGGGAACTCAGAACGGCGGCAGGCGTGGGCGCAAGTGGTTCGAGCGCATGAAGCCTGTACATCTCGGCACGATACTTGACGGAGCGGCAAAGCTCGCAGGAGCAAAAAGGAGGAAATAATGGCAGACAGTATCATTTCGGGGATAAAGGAATACATCAACGGCTGCGAGGCGCTTTCCGGCTTCAAGGTCAATAAGCGTTTTATTGACTGGACCGATGATTCTCCCGATAATTTCGGCATTGTGCCCGACGGTGAAAAGCCTATCAAAAAGTTTATCACGGGCGGCGGAAAGATGCAGTACAATTTCACTTTGTACATCAAGCGGCTTTCCACAGACGATGCGGTTCGGCTAAAAAACGCCGAACTGCTTGAAAAGGTTCAGCGTTGGTGTGAGAAAAACAACCTTGAAAAGGTATTTCCGCAGCTCCCGAGCGGCTGCACACCGACTAAAATAACCGCTGAAAATGCAATGCTTATCGAGCAGGGCAAGAATAACAACACATATCAGATACAGTTTACATTGCTGTACACCAAAGGAGGAATTTAAATGAGCTTATACGAAGTACCCAAAGACGTCAATATCGAAGCAACCGCACAGAGGACCGATATTCTTCACTTTATGGACGTTTCGCCGAAGGACACAGTCGCAGGAAGTGAAGTATTTCAGCAGCTTGGCGCAGGCTTTACTTCAATGACTGAATCACCTTCCGCACAGACGAAGGAAAGAAAGTATATCAACGAAAAGTCGAGCAGAAAGAACATTACAAGCTATGCGCCGTCCTTCTCATTTGAAACGCTGCTTATGTTCAACAATCCTGCTGTACGCAAGATATATGACATTTACAAGCAGCGCAAAACCGGCACAGATGCAGTAGTTACAATGATAACCGTTGATGCATTTGAACCCGTAAATAACGGATATTATCCTGCATACAAGGGCAAGTACGCTGTTGAAGTATCGTCCTGCGATGATGATGACGATATGATCATCAAGGGCAACCTTAACGGTCAGGGTGACGAGGTCGAAGGCTGGTTCAATCCCACCGAAGGTACATGGTCGGACACAGACCCGACATCAATTTAAACGGAGGTAAAAAGCCATGAAATCAAATATTTCCATGAAAAACGGAACCGTTAAGTCGGGAGAATTTTCATACTGCCGCACTCCAAGAGTGCTCAAAGCCTATGGCAGCGAGTACACAATTCCCGTGAGAACGGTTGAATTTGATGAAAAGCTGACGCAGGCGGCAAAGACTATTTCCGAAACTGCAACAACGTCCGAAACTGTTTCCGCTATCCGTGAGGGCATTGCGCTCTTCATCGGCGAAGAGGAAGTGGAGCGCATCTTCCCGAAAGAGAAGCTTCCGGAGCTTGATGTGGACGAAATACTCTCGTTCTGGCAGGCTCTCAATTATGAGATGAAGCAGGCGCAGGACGAACTGCTCTCGAAGTACAGACCTGCACCGAATATAAGACGATGAGCCTTTTCGATGAAGAGCTCCCTATGGAATACGAATATGACGGTGTGAAATATGAAATGCACACGGATTTCCGTGAGTGGATAAGGTTTGAACTGCTTATGACAGACCCCGACATTCTTCCCCGTGAAAAGCCGCCGCTGCTTGCGCGCCTCATATTCCCCGTTGTTCCGCCCGATCCGCAGCTGAGCGAATTCATAATATGGTTTTACTCCTGCGGACGCAAGACGAACAAGGTGAAATCTAAGAAAACCGCCGCAAGGAATAAAAACGCCGCCGTCTACTCGTTTGAGTATGACGACGGCTATATTTATGCGGCTTTTCTGGAGCAGTACGGCATTGACCTTACCACCATTGAATATTTGCACTGGTGGAAGTTCAAGGCTTTGTTCAAGGCTTTGCACGACTGCAAGATATGCTCTATTATGGGATATCGCTCGGAAGAGGTCAACAGCAAGACACCCGAGAGCAGAAAGGCACAGATCAATGAGCTGAAACAGATCTATGCTCTGCCGAAGTCATTGTCGGAACAGCAGAAAATTGCGGAGGCTAAAATGTTGATGGAGCAGTACAGATAGTAAAATCCCCACTTCCGGGTGGAGGTGGGGATTTTTGTTTTTAATCGTTTTTCTTTGATGCAATTAATTCTGCAAGCTTTTCATTCTGTTCTTTGGTGAGTTCTATCATAGTTTCCTGATTTTTAAGTATTCCGGATATTACGATAAAAACCAAAGCCATAAGCACGAGAGATAATGCCGCTGCACCTGCAAAGACAGCCGAAACCAACGAATTAAGAATTGCGGCTGCAACAACGGCAAAAACAAGCAGTAAAACTGCAACATATTTTACAGACTTTGAATCCATGCTATACCTCCTATCGTTATTTATTTCAAATATTATACACCATAGGAGAGTTTTTTGTCAAGCTTTAATCGAAATGAGGTGAAAACAATGGTAGACGGAAAACTACTGTTTGAAACAGGAATAGACAACAGCGGCTTTGATAAAGGCATAAGCTCGCTGACCGTTGCGGCAGGAACGGCTATAGGCAACATAGCCGCAAATATGGTTTCGCAGATATCGGAAGCAGTTGCACAGATACCCACACAGATGATCGCTGTCGGCTCGGGCTTTGAAGCGTCCATGTCGCAGGTAGCGGCTACTATGGGAATAACCTCGGCTGCCGCTGAATTTGAAACGCTTTCCAACGCCGCAAAGGAAATGGGCGAAACGACAAAATTCTCCGCTTCACAAGCAGGAGAGGCTCTGAACTATCTTGCCCTTGCAGGATATGATGCAGAAAAGGCGGTCAGCGCACTTCCGACCGTACTTAATGTTGCGGCGGCAGGAGGAATGGAGCTTGCGGCGGCTTCGGATATGATAACGGACGCTATGTCGGCTTTAGGCTTGGAAACAAGTCAGATGTCCGATTTTTCGGACAAGCTTGCTGTTACTGCACAGAAATCCAATACAAGCGTTTCACAGCTCGGTGAAGCTATCCTCACGGTAGGCGGCACGGCAAAAAACCTTGCAGGCGGAGTTACCGAGATGAACACAGTCCTCGGTATTCTTGCCGATAACGGTATCAAGGGTGCAGAGGGCGGAACGGCTCTTCGAAATATTATACTGTCGCTCACAGCTCCGACAGATAAGGCAGCAGATGCTATTGACGGTCTTGGTGTAGCAGTATTCGACAACGAGGGCAAGATGCGCAGCTTGCAGGACATAATTTATGACCTTAACGATGCGCTCGGTACAATGACCGATGCAGACAGATCGCAGGCTTTAAGCGACATCTTCAACAAGGTAGACTTGAAGTCGGTCAATGCTCTTCTCGGAACGTCCGCAGAACGCTTTGACGAGCTTTCAGGTTACATTGACAACTGCTCGGGTGCGGCGGCTGACATGGCTTCGACAATGGACGATAACCTCAAGGGCGACTTGACTATCATGCAGTCTGCACTTGAGGGCTTGGGCATTGCGGCTTATGAGAAATTTCAAAGTCCTATGCGCTCGGCGGTTCAGAGCGTTACCGAGGATATCGGAACGCTGTCGCAGAGCCTTACAAACGGGAAACTATCGGGAAGTTTCGATAAGATTTCCGACGGAGTTTCAAAAATCGTATCAAGCGGCGCAGAAAAGCTTGCTAATGATATCATTCCGAACGCAATCGAAGGCGCAAGCTGGTTTGTTGATAATTTCGATAATATAACAACCGTTGCAGGGGCAGCAGCAGCGGCTGTCGTGGCTTATGAAGTTGCTACGAATGGTGCGACTATTGCTCAAACGGCGTTCAATTTGGCTGCAAACGCAAATCCTTATGTATTGCTTGCATCGGCAATAGTCGGAGTAGTGACCGCTGTCGGATTGTATGTTGCAAAGGCAGATGCAGCTATAAAAACGCAGGAAGAACTTCAAGTCGAAGCTGATTCCATTATTGCAAAATCAAAAACAGAAGCAGATATTACAGAGCGCAAAGCTGAAAGGTACAGAACGCTTTATGAACAATATAAGCTGACAGGCGAAGCAAGCCTTGAAATGAAGCTTCTTGCCGAAGAACTGCAAGACCTTGCGCCCGATTCCATTCGTCTTATTGATGAGGAAACAGGTGCATACAACGAACTTGACAGCAGCATAAACAATGTCATTGAAAGTATGCGCCGAAAAGGTGTTGAAGAAGCCAAGCAGAATATGCTGCAGGGGCATTATAACAACATCACGAATTACACACAGAAACAAGTAGAAGCCGAAAGGCAGTATATGGAGGATATGCGTGATATTCCTGCCGAACTGCTTGCGAATTTCGAAAAGCAAGATGTAAAAAAATATTTTGATTTCTTCGAGGAAAACCCCAACGATCTTCTTAATGTTGGTGGTCAAGACATCTCCCCCGAGCTTTTTTCTCAATACCTGAACAGATACATTGATCTTTCAGCTGAAAAAGAAAGAACTATGCAGGATCTTAAGGCGAAAATTGAGCAGGAAGAAGCCGACATACAGGAAATAGATGAAACATTTTCAAAAATGTACGGTATTACTCCCGAAGCAACAGCTTTCGGGCAGAATATTGACCCCAACGGTCATTCCTATTTAGCCGAATACTACAAAAATCAAGGCAAACAGGCATACAACGCAATAGGCGAAGCAACCGAAGAGCTGCAGCTGTCGCAGGAAGAAATGACAGCCAAGCTGAAAGAAGGCTGGCAGCAGGCGGAACACGATTATGCTATCGGCGTTATCGGCTCGGAAGAAGACCTTATCGCAGAGAAACAGCGTATCTGGAATGAGTACGGCGATGAAAGCTGTACCGATCATTGGCAGTATTACGAAAACCTTATAGGACTGCAGGAAGATTATGCGGAACAGGCTAAAAAGGAATATGAACGTCAGCTTGACGAGCAGTGGGATGCAATCGAACACCAAAACCAAATTGGTCTGCTCTCCGATGAGGACGCATACAAGGCTAAGCTTGCGTTTATCCAGAAGTATTGCCCCGAATATTCGGACGAGTGGTACGACTATTACCGGGACGTCTACGACTACCAGCAAGCATACGCCGACAAGCAGCTCAACGAGCTGAAAGACAGCATGGAAGATCAGATCGATGTTGTTAAAGACGGCTTGAAGGACATTTTAAGTGATTACAAATCCGCTTACAAAGATATTCAGAGCAACATCGACAGCTTTAAGAACAAGCTTCTTTCCCTTGGAGAAGCTTTTTCCGTTATCGAAAACAAGGACGGCTCCAAGACCTTGAAGGTCAACAACCTTTCCGAGCGGATGGCGGAAATGCGTAAATACACAGAGTACGTCAAGAAGCTTAAGTCGGAGGGCGCTTCTCAGGGCTTGATTGAAGAGCTTACCTCTATGGACGCTGCCGACGGTATGGAGTTTGCAAAACAGCTCGCAAATATGTCCGATGCGGACTTTGCGCAGATAAACGACTACTACAAGCAGCGTGACGAACTTGCGCAGGAGCTTGCGGAGGATCTGTATTCTTCCGATGTTTCCGACCTTAACGAGAAGCTTGTCAGCGATATCACCGAGCAGTTCGGTATGCTGCCCGAAGAAATTCAGGCTATCGGTGCTGAATCGGTGAACGCCTTTATCGAAGGTCTTGGAACGGGTGACCTTTCCGATCAGGTTGAGAGCTTTATCGGAAATTTCGGCACAGAGATTGACAATGGTTTAGCTACCATGTTCGAGGACTGGGACGAAAAGATTTCCGAGAGCATTGGCGACAATATATATGAAGCAGGAAAGACCTCGGGTGAGGATTTCGTCAACGGTTTTAACGAGGCTCTTGCGGAACTGGAGGCTGCTGTCACGGCGGAACAAGCGAAAATAACAGCAGAATATTCGGGTGAAGTTAAGAAAAACTTTGAAAAAACGGATATTGGAACCGCTGACAGCAACAGAAATATCGTAATCGAAAACAAGAACCACATAACTATTGATGTTGACGGAAAGCAGCTTGCGGAAACGGTAGACGAATATCAGAACATTATCGATAGAGGGAAGGGAAAGTAAATGGTAAAAACAATCATTGGCGGAGTTGACGTTCAGAAGTGGATTGAGGAATACAAAATTGACATTTCCCCGGTTTACGGCGGAAACGGCTTTACGGACGTAAACGGCGAAGAGGTGCAGGACTATCTCGGGGACAAAATAACTCTGCGCCTGTCGCTCGGAGAAGTTCCGCATCCTGCGGCTACTCAGCTTGCGGATATTCTTAACACAGACAGCGTGGAAGTAGAATATACGACACCTGCACCTGCTGTAAGCAAATTCAAAAAGACCGCTTATTCGGCGGTATGTTACGATGCAGACCCGGATGAAGAGGATTATGACGTAACAGACGGCATAAAATGGGATATTGACGTTACGCTTGAATCTGTAAGCACAGCCGACAGCGGCGACCGTCTTTAGCTGGAAGCTGTACATAAATGACAGCCGCATAGAGCATTTCGGACGTATGTCAATTTCTCAGTCGGTATCGGGTTACGGCACATCGGGAGCTGTAACGGCGACAATGACGTTTACCGCAAATAACAGATATTACGGCGGTTTTGACTTTGACCCGTATGATATACCCTCAAACGCCGAGGTGCGGCTTGTATGCGGCGGTGCAGCCATAGCTCCGCCGCTGTTTTATGTGACCGGACGTAAAAAGCGCGGCGGTGTTACCGATTGGACTTGCTGCGATATCGTATCAAAAACGGACAGGCTTATTGAGTTTTCCGACAGCGATTTTGATGAAAACGATAAGATAACCGTATCGGATATGCTTGTCAAGATACACGATCAATGCGGCATAGGCGTTAACACCGGCGGTCATTCGATGCTGATAAACAAAACCTTTGATAAAAGCTTATGCGAGGACGGAGTTACAGCGCGGCGAATACTGGAAATACTGGCAGAAGCAATGTGCGGCTACTGGCTCGCAGTTGACGGCGCGGTTGTATTTGAGAACTTCGGACGTACTGTTTCTGCGGCTTACCCAACAGCTTATACAGAGGTAGACATCAACGGCTCACGGACATTTTCGAGGGTAATATGCACCGATAATGACGATGTATATGTTGCAGGATCGGGCGGAGCGGCTAACACGCTGATATGCACTTCCGATTTTGCTTCGCAGGAATCCGCCGACTATATCCTCGGCGTGATGCTCGGCGGTGATAACAGTTACACCTATCGTTCGTGGTCTTGCGGCAAAGGTAAGGCTGACGAGTGGCTTTATCTCGGAGCATATCAATTCGGAAATGAGCTGCTGACCTGCAACAGCGTTTCAATTTACATTTCCGCTTCGGGACTATATTTTACTGCATCCAGAAATGCCATTGACGAAGACGAAGTCGGCTACACTTCCGAGGTCAATCGTCAGCTTCGGCGTAAGCTGGAGTTTGATAAGATAAACGGCAATGTTGCTATTACCGGAAAGGGATTGTATTTATTTGAAAATGGATACAAGAAAATGAGTTCAGAAGAGCAGAAGAAAGCTAAGTACAGCTTTGAAGTTGAAAAAGGCGTTACCGAGTACAGCGGTGCGCTGAAATCAAAGAAGTATCCCGGAATAGCATTAAATGCCGATTTAAGCGGTTTTAAAATGAAATACGAAGATACAAGCTTTGATTTTGAAGTGGTTATCGACGGTGACAATGTAACGCTCAAAGAAAAAGAAAAGGAAGGTGGTTAAAATGGATTTCGCAACAGGTTTCGCAGCAGGATTTGCTTTTGCGAAAAAGAAATTTGAAGGCGGAGGGGGCGGAAGCTCCTATGTAAACAACGACCCCGATTATGCACTATACAAGGCACTCCCCGAGCCTGCGGCTAATCAGGCGGTTATTCTTATACGCATAGCAGACACCACACAGCATAGTTATATCACCGTACATTACTACCCGAAAATTCCGTATGAGGATATAAGCGAGGGCGGCGAAGGAACGGTCGATTGGGGCGACGGTACTTCCGAGGGCATCGGCACTAAATGGAGCCGTGGCACCCACGCCTACGCAACGACAGGCGACTATATTATCACTATCACCGACAACAGCGGCGGAAAGATAGAGTCTGTATGTTGCCATAAGCGGTACGGATACGGATATCCTATTGCAATGAAGGTCGGTGCATCGTTTGTATATGATGATGGCTTAGGCGGCAAGTTTATCGATCAGGCGAGCGATTTTAAATACATACAAATCTCGTCCGATTACATCTGGAACAACGGTATTATTATCTACGGCTCTCCAAAGTTGACAAGGATAGATTTTATGGGCGGTACAAAGCCCGACAAGCTCTTGAATAATCAGTTTCGATGGTGCGATGCCCTTGATTTTGAGAACCTTTTGCCGCTGTTTTCAGATGTGACGGAAATTGGAAACTACACTTTTAATAGCTGTTACAACCTAAAAAAACTAAGCCTGCCGAAATGCACAAAGGTGGGGAATAACTCTATATATCAATGCTCCAGCCTTACGCACATTGATTTGCCGCTGTGTACGGAGGTAGGCAGCGATGCTGTCGCATATAACTATGCGCTGCGAGAGGTCAATATGCCCTTGTGCGCTTCGGTCGGCAATAACGGCTTAACATCCAACCGTTCGCTTAACAAGGTTACGCTTGCCGAAAGCTGTACCTTCGGCAGCAATGCGCTTAAGTACTGTCCTTGTCTGATACCGACGCCTAACAATATATATCCAGATTAAAAAGGAGGAATTTTTATGGTAAAAACAGTCACACTCACAGCAGGAACGCCGCAGACGGTCAAATTCTCGGAGTCTTATCCGTTTTGCTGGATAGACAACAAGACATCGGGTGATGTTTACGCATCGGTCGGCGGCACTCCCGAGCCCGACACGGACGGAACTTACACCATTGCGGCAGGTTCTCAGCTGCGCATTTCGGGCGGTAATTTCAGCGGCGGTATTATTCTGCTCGGTGAGGGTAAGGTACAGGTTATTGCAAGCGGCATTGCAACGCCCCCTTTTGTGGCGGCTAAGAGAGGAGGTGACACAGGCAGTCTGACAATGGGAACGTTTAAAGGAGCAGCGGTCAGCGATGATGTTCTGACCGGCACGATTTATGAGGAGGTTTAAAAATGAGTTTATCGGAATCCATATACACAATACCTGCCGCAGAAAGCCATGAAGCCAGGGCGGCGCAGTTTGGTAATTTTCTTGAAAATGTATTAGGTTTAACCGTAAAAAATGATTATACCTATACCGGAACTAAGACAACCGCAACAGGCACTATTTATTGGCTTGACGAGAAAAAAACAGTTGGATTTGCGGCTGTTTATCTTAGCGGCACATATAACCACAACGGCATTATACCATACTACGCCGGCAGAGCAATAGAAGCGACCGGAACAGCAGCTTCATCTATCACAGATGGTTTGCGTTCGTCTTACGATTCGAATGTGAAAATATATTATCAGACCGGCAAGAATGGTGATGCTATATATTTCAGAATTAGTACAGACTCTAAATGTAAAATGGTTGCAGCTAAAGACACATCCGGAGATTGGTATATTTTCCAATATGACACAATGTATCATAAAAACGGTTCTTTAGATGTAACAATCGGAGTGGCAGTATCTAACAAATCTCTTTTTACCGCTGCAAAAATGCCGACGATAGTTTCAAGCAATCTGTTTGCGGAATTGTACAAAATGATTTCGGCAACATCTTTTATCGAAGCTAACACTTATGTTAATTTCAAAAATCAGCCTTACAAGGTTATATCTACCGGAGGGTCGAGCATTTTGCCTTGTTTTGCTTTTCCGGTAGCGGAGTAAGGAGGAATTTTATGAACAACGAACAAAAATCAGAAATTATCAAGTCATTTGCTCTCGGAATGACGGCATCGGATATAGCCGAGGTCGAGGGCATAACCGAAGCCGAGGCGGAGCAGATCTCCTACGACTGCGCCGATGAGATCGCACGGAAAAAAGCATTTATGGAGAGTGTGGGGAGGGCATAAGCATGGTGAAAATTATTGATATTTCCAAGCACAACGGCGCTATCGACTTTGCCAAGGTTAAGGCTGACGGCATTTCGGGGGTCATAATCCGTGCCGGATACGGACGGTATATTAGCCAGAAGGACAGCACATTTGAAACTTATTACGCAGGGGCAAAGGCTGCAGGGCTTATTGTAGGTGCTTACTGGTATTCTTATGCCATATCTGCGGCAGAAGCCAAGGTTGAAGCGGCGGTTTTCCTTGAAGCCATAAAGGACAAGCAGTTCGAGCTTCCGGTCTACTATGACATTGAGGAAGAAAAACACGTTGCGCTCGGCAAGGACACCTGCTCGGCTATGGTTGAAGCGTTCTGCCGAGCTATGGAGCAGGCAGGATATTTTGCAGGAGTGTACAGCTTTGACGGATTTTTCAAAACTAATCTCACGGCAGAGGTACAGCAGAAATACTCCTGCTGGGTTGCTCGTGTGGAAAACGTCAAGCCTACATACTGCACGGTCTACGGAATGTGGCAGTACACATGGAAAGGTGTTGTTAAGGGCGTTCTTGGAGCGGTGGACGTTTCATACTGCTACAAGGATTTTCCCACGATAATAAAAAAGGCAGGGCTTAACGGGTGGAAAAAGGCTGTAACTTATGCTGTAATGGCGAACATCGGCGGATGCTGTTATGAAAAGGCAGCTTCTATTGCGAAGAGCTGTTCAAAGTTCGGAATGACGGTTGTAACGAAGGAGGAATAAAAATGGACGCAGTAACAATAAAAAATGCAATTCTCGGCTTTATTGCAGCGGCAGGAAGCTTCATTGCGAACGCTCTCGGGGGTTGGGATGCTGCATTAACAGTACTTATCGGAATGATGGTCGCTGACTATCTGACAGGCGTGCTTGTGGCGCTTATATGGCACAGATCCAGCAAGACGGATGATGGTACTTTGTCCTCAAAGGCAGGATTCAAGGGCCTTTGCAAAAAGGGTGTTATAATACTTATAGTATGGCTTGCGGTCCTGCTTGATAATGCAACGGGAGCAAACTACATACGGACAGCGGTTATACTCTTCTTCATCGGCAACGAGGGAATCTCTCTGCTTGAAAATGTCGGACTTATGGGAGTGCCTTATCCGCAGTTTCTCAAAAAGGCTTTGCAGGCTTTGAGGGATAAGGGGGATAACGGAAATAATGATGAATAAATAGCCAAACTCCCACTCTGAGGATTCTCGGGGTGGGAGTTTTTACATTTATACACTTGCTGACAATATAATAATGCTGTGTAACCATACTATTATATTGTCAAACTTGATTGGCACCCCCTGGGGAGCGCCGTTTGTATTTGTCAACATATCAGTAATAGCAATATAATCTTCTGCCATACTGTCAAGTTCTTCTCTTGCTGCTTCTGTGGGGGCAAGAACTATTTTTACTCTATTGCCATCATCAGGGTCATCGCAATCATACACATATACTCTCCAAATGAACTTCTGAATAATGCGTTTCTGCTGATCTCTTGGGAGTTTTGATATATCGGAGAAGTTCTTTGCCATCTCTCGGACTTCTTCGAGCGATCTTCCGCTGTTGTCTGCTGCGGCTTCCACAGTCACTATCTGCTGGTCGATCTGCTTTTTCTGTGCGCTTAATTCTTTTACAGCTTCTCTCAGCTCATCGCTGTCTACTCCGTCCAATATCGCTTTAGTTCCGTTGTCGATCTTCTTTTTCAGATCTGCAGAACGCTTGCGGAGTATGGCTGCACGTTCATCCATGAAATGGTTCTGGCTATCATCATATATTTTCTCCGAAACACGGTCGAGGATCTCTTCGGAAAAGAATAATTCATTGAGCTGACGTATTACCTCTGCTTCCAGTTTATCACATCGAATAGAATGTTTATTGCATATCTTTGATTTATGGCCGTTGCAGCTGTAATATGAATAGCTGTATTCTTTGCGGTAACGTGTTTCTCCGTACATTGACTTTCCGCAATGTCCGCAATAAACCTTGCCTGACAGCATATAGTCATGCACAGCGGCATTCCTTGCTCCTTTGCGCTTGTTCTGTTCCATAAGCTTCAAGACCTTTCTATATTCCTCTTTTGAGATTATCGCAGGAAAAGCATTTTCTACACGAATAACCTCTGATTCAGACTTATAGGCGTGACGGTTGCGTTTTCCGTTCTTCGCTTTTGCCATGCGGTTATATATAAAAGCTCCGGTGTACTTCTCGTTCCGCAGAAGGTCATACATACTGTTGCGGACGAACGCTGTTCCCTTTTTGGTTCTGTATCCCCTTTTGTTAAGCTCTTCGCAGATTGCAGTGTATCCGCTGCCTTCAAGGTACATATCGAATATAAGGCGCACAGCGGCAGCTTCTTCGGGATTGATTATGTAATGGCCGTTACTATCCAAATCATAACCTAAAGGCGGTATTCCCCCGGTGTGTTTGGCTTTGTAGGCGTTCTCTTTCAGTCCTCGCATAGTTTCAATAGCAAGGTTTGCTGAATAATACTCGTTCATACCGGTAATAACGAAGAGCATCATTCTGCCCTCGGGCGTTTGATCGAGCTTTTCGCGGACAGAAACGAATTCTATTCCAAGACGGGCAAGCTTTTCTGTGTTCACGATCGTATCTGAACCGTTTCGGGAAAAACGTGAAAGCTCATACACCATAACAACTTCAAACTTTCCTGCCTCTGCATCAGCCATGAGCTGTGCGAAGCCGTCACGCTTATATGTGTTTTTGTAGCCTGAAAGTGCCTCGTCCTTATACACAGCTACGATGTCATAAAGCCCCGTCTGTTGGGCGTAATAGCGGCAGGCTCTGATCTGCTCGTCAATGCTCTCGGCTCGTTGGTTGTCCGAGCTGTAACGTGCGTAGATAGCTGTTCTTTTCATTTTCCGTTCCTCCTTGACATTTTTAGGAGGGTATGATATACTTATTTTGTATTTTCGGGTATATCATACCCTTATTTCTCTCCCGTTCGGTGTTAGCGCATCGGACGGGATATTTTTATACCGGGAGTTTTCCCGAAAAAATTCTGAAAACATCAGAACTTTTTCCAAAAAGCTCTTGACAATGCGCATAATGCGTGTTATAATATAATTACAGGAGGTGAAGGAATGAAATTCAGGGAAGTTGAAAAAATAATCCTTGAAGACGGTTGGTATTTCAAGAA